TTTATTTTGTTGTTTTATTAAATTATCCTCTCCCAGCAAACTTAAAGCATTGACTGGACGATATTTATATTCCACTTTTTTAGGGGTATTTTTGTTATATTTTCTGATAATATATCCTTTCATTAATGATGATAAAATAAAAATTAATATTATTGGACCCAATATCCCAAACATATTTATATACTATTATACTTTTTAAAAAAAAGTATAAGCGAATAAGTGAAACAATCAGCAACCATAACAAAAATATTAATCATGCCATTAGATGTCCATAATTTCAGTTTCAGGAGCATCGGTAGGAGCATCGGTAGGAGCATCGGTAGGAGCATCGGTAGGAGCATCAGGAAGAGCATCAACAGTAGTTTCAAATTTGGTTTTCATCCATGGATCCACTTCTTCCATTTCCTCGGCAATATCTTGCTGTTTTTTATCATTTTTTTTCTTTTCTTCCATTGTCTTTTTCATTGCATCTTGTTGGGTTTCTCGTTTTTGTTGTTCATAGAATAAATCCTTACGAATCTCATTCTCTTTATATTCTTTCATAAGAGTATTTAATTCTTCCTCCAAATATTCTTCATTTTCAATATGGTCAGCACATGGGTCCCAGGGCAACCATGCTCCAACAGCACCCACAAATACATTAAATGACCTATCTTTCCGTTGTAATGCTTTGGCTCGGCGTTCCGCCTCAGCATAACTTCCATAAGAACCACGTACCTTTACACCCCGCACACTTGTTTTCCCATTTGATTGTTTTTCAAATAATTTATCCAGTTGGTCATTAAATTTATATTTAAAATCATCGTATTTATTAACAAATTGGTCATATGTATATCTCATATGATAATGTAATTCATCACGTAAACTACTTCTAATCTTATTTTTAAATGTATCTGATGCATTTTTTGTTAATTCATCAATCTTTTTCTCAAAATCACCACACACCTGGGACATATATTTATTAAACACGAATAATTCTTTTTGTGTTATCACTCTTTCTGGTGATACAAATGAAAGACACACATAATTTTGCCCTTGGATAGACCCATCTGTTTCAAGGTATTCACTTGTTTCCGTGACATCATCAAGTCCAGCAGTTTCAAATCCAGTCGTTTCAAATCCAGTTGTTTCTTCAAGTCCAGTGTTTGTTTCGTCCGTCATAATTTGATTATATAATTACTTATAATAAACTTCTTAAGTAATTTAAACGAATAATAAAATTCTTTGGTAATTTTATATAATTATGCTAAAAAATATTGACAAAATTAAACGAATGATAAAATACACTATAATGACATTATTGGTTGCTCTGGCAGCATTAAGTATACCCAAAGAAATGATGAAAAGAACAGATGCTTTATTAATTGGCATTGTTTCGTCAACTATTTTTGTCATTTTAGATTTAGTTTTCCCATCAATCTGCTTGAAATAATAAGATACATATTAAACAGATGGAATAAATTGCCATTTTAAATATCCACAAATATTTTTCCATATTTTATCTTGTTGATGTAATTTTTCTCTACTTTTTAGTAACATAAAACATGATAAAAACTCATCCATTTCCAGCAATTGCATGAATTTATGTAAAACATATGAATAAGATAAAAAATTTTTCCGGTCTTTTGGGCAAAATTTATGAAATGGTAATTGAATTTCTTTAAACATTCTTCTTAATTCTTCTTCAGTTTCACGTGTGATTGTAGGTGGTGGAATACCATTTAAACGATTTTTAATATGTGGTATATGCTCATAATATTTATTTAATTTTAATTTTTTTAAAATCTCTCTTAATTTTTCAGTTGTTAATAAACTTATATTTTTTATTCTCTCTTTTTTAAGTTCTGATAATATTTTGTCATATACTTCATTGGGAATATCAGTGCTTTCTTTGGCCTGAAATTGAGCCAACCATTCATTTAAATGATTAATTCGCTTATAAGCAAAATAACTTAATTCCCTGGGCGGTTCTTTATAACTTGGTTTGTCTGAATCAATCAATATAAATTTTTCATCACCGCATTTTGGACAAATCATTTTGCCATCACTCATAAATAATTTTCTTTCAACATTACAATTCAAACAAAGTTCAATTGATTTATCCTCATATTGGTCAATGCTTAATTGCTTATCACCCACTTTAAGTGAATATGTTTCATACATTCGTTCCTTACTCAATGATGATTTATTCAAAAAATTATGAATATTTTTGTGTTTTATTCTTAATTCACTATTCTCTACATTTGGATTATTATTTTTATCCTTAAAAAAATCTATAATCGTTTTTTTATTGGTTTGTGAATTTCCATTTAATTTTTTTTTTTTAGGTTTTGGTTTATTTTCATTCAATTGATTATAATATGAAAATAAGATACTACCAGTATCTAATAAATAACTTATTTTCTCATTTTCCTTTGTTTCCTGGTTTAATTCTTCTTTGAACTCTCTTATAATGTCTTTTATTTCAAGTTTATCCTTTAATTGCTCTTCTGTTAAACATTTATTTAAAATTCCATCAAAAGCATGTAAATTTTCCTCAAGCATTTTTAGTTGGTCTTTTTTGTCTTGTATCAAAATATCTTTTTCTTTAAAATATTCAATCTTTTCATTATGCTTTGATTGTAATGTTGCTCTATGATCTAAATGTGATTTCTTCCTTATTTTATCTTTGAACGACATATTATATAATTTTCCTATAAATTAATTTCTTTTATTATCTTTAGGTAAATAACCCAAAGAAATTTTATAATGTTATTTTATATATTTTAAATGGGTGGGCTCGCGCAATTGGTTGCCTATGGGTCACAAGATAAATATTTAACACAAAATCCACAAATAACATTTTTTAAAGCAGTTTATCGGAGGCATACAAATTATTCAGTTGAGTCCATTAGTCAAACTTTATCAGGAACAAAGGATTTTGGAGGAGAAATGAGGTCAATTCTATCAAAAGCAGGTGATTTAGCATGTAAAATGTATTTAGAAGTCACATTGCCTGAAATTGACCTTTCAACAAATTTACAAGTGTCAGGTGCCTCAAATTATTCAGTAGCATTTCGCTGGCTTAATTGGATAGGACACATTCTTATCGATGAAATAAAAATAAAAATAGGTGGACAAGAAATAGATAAACATACGGGTGAATGGCTTCATATATGGAATGAATTAACACAGACATCCGAAAAGGCCGAGGCTTATGCCGAAATGGTAGGAAATGTTCCAAAATTAACGCAAATTTATAGTTCGAATTCAAATTCAACAACAACACCCTGTAAAGTGGATGCATATACATTATATATTCCTTTGCAATTCTGGTTTAATAGGTCTCAGGCTGGCGCACTCCCAATAATAGCTCTGCAAAATAGTGATGTTGAGATTAGTATTACATTTAAAAGTTTAGATAGTTGTATGTGGGGTCATATGGTTCAATTGGATTCATCCGATACAACAGTTACAGATGATTATGATGTGGCACAAGGTTCTAATATATTCTCTTCTTCATCCGGTTTTAGCAGTTCAACAACACCTTCCATTTCCTCCGTTAAATTATATGTTGATTATATTTTTTTAGATACACACGAACGACGTAGATTTGCCGAGGTTGCCCACGAATATTTGATTGAAAAAGTACAAATTAAAATTAATAAAGATATCGCTTCTGGAACAACACAACAATCCATTTCATTAAACTCTTTATCTCATCCGGTCAAAGAGATAATATGGGTTACACGGGCAAATAAATTTGTTGATAAATCATTTACACAAACACGTGGAGGACATCAATATTATAATTTCACAGACGCTTTTGATTATAGTGGTTTCACAGGAACACCTGAAAATTATTGGGGACCTGGTTTACGGGGTGGTAGAGCTCCTCAAAATATATTCTATGGTGCCAGCACCGTAAAAATAAGAGGAGAATTAAATGAAGATAATTCCACCAACAATTTTCTTGGCGGCGTGGAAAGCACTTCAGTTGCATTCAATGATGCCAATGCAACAGTTAATAAAGATGCCACAGGATATGCAGATGTTATGCAATATACACCAGTTAGTGGTATTAATAAAACGGAAAATAGATATATGGAACATTTGCTTGGTCCCGCTTTATCACAACCAGTATTAGCATCTGAAAATAGCGTTGGATTATGGAGTGCTACCAACAATAACCTCAAATTATTTAATGCAGGAAAAAATCCAACCACCACTGCCAAAATTACATTAAATGGTACTGACCGATTTTCTGCACGAGGTGGTGATTATTTCAATTTATGGATGCCACATCATCATCATACAAATAACCCAGCACCCGGTATTAATGTATATAGTTTTGCCGAAAATCCAGAAAATCATCAACCATCTGGTACTTGTAATTTTTCAAGAATCGATGATTCTAATTTAGAAATTACGGCATTGAGCACCAATATTCAAAATTATACTTCAAATGTTCGTGTTTATGCATTTTCTTATAATATTCTTCGTATTATGGGTGGCATGGGAGGGTTGGCGTATTCCTCTTAAATTATTTTTTATTTTATCTATTTTTATTAACATTTAACCATCCATTCCCATAAACTGACGAATGCCCTGTGGTTGTAAATGGTTTATTTTATCGCTAAGGTATTGACTGGTTGTTTCTACCAAAGAATTAGAATATTTTTTATATTTATTTTCTAATATGTCGGCGATTAACTGAAATCTTGGTTTTGGTTCCATGTCATCCATTGTTTGTGTATATGCTTCTTTGCATTTCGTTGCTTCAAAATCATCGACAATACTTTGTGTACTTGGTGGAGAAACCATTATTTATTATTTTTATTGTCAATGTCCTATATTTTATATATTTGTTTAAAAATAATCAATTTTTTTAGGTTATTTAAAAACTGATGACAATTATATTATAGGTATATTATAGTTAATGGTACAATGTCATATAAATATAATAAATTAGAAAATAACATATTAGAAAATAACACATTAGAACCAGAATGTGCTATATGTTTAGATACATTAAATGAAAATGTTAAAAAATTGGAATGTGAACATTATTTTCATGCAAATTGCATTGATGAATGGGTAAATGGACATTTTAGTTGCCCTCTCTGCCGAAAAGTTGTCAGCAATAAATTTAAAGGCACTCATTTACCTTTTCCCTGGTTTTGCTTGTTCAGGAGACAAGTTATTATTGAATTTCACGAAGATGTTTTACATTTGAGTTATATATTCCCAAAAAAATATACAAATTATATTCCTATAAAATGTATTCGAATAATATCATTTTCAAATAATCATATGATTATTTCTTTAACAACTAAAAAAATAGTCATTATATTAAATGACGTCACTATATATAATTTATCTAAGATTATTCAATCGAAATTTAAACTTGTGGAATCAAATTTCCTGAATTAATAATTTCGCATAACACCCGCAGATTGCCATTGAACCGATGGAGGACCAGTAGGAACTGCACGGGTTGACACTATTTTAGTTATAATTGGTTCATCATTGGGTGTTGGTAATCCTAATGTTTGATTTAATGGTGTTGGAATACAAGGACGATGATTATCTCTCTCAACTATATTTGTATTAATATGATAATCAAAGGGGATTAATACTCTTTCTTGAGGATCTAAACATAACCATTCCCACCGATTCCAACCAGTTCCACGAAGATTACTCGATGGATTAGATAAACGTGTATCTTCCGTTTCAAGCATAGAACAATCTGTTAATTTTACATTTTGATTTCTATTTTCAATTAAATTACCCTCCTTATCAAAACGAGGTAAATGTTTTTTTGTAGAACAATTTGAAGCATCACGTTCGATATTTAAGATATCTGAGTTAACATCCACCATTGAACGATTTGCATCAAAAGAAACTCCTGTTCTTTGCATACGTATTCTTGGGTCATTAGGAAAACATGGAGCACAATTTCCAGCAAAAGGTTCAGATAATTTATATTCACCGGGTCCAATAGATTCAGATAATTCCTGTGCATAAGCACATGTATCTGTATTCAAACGATTATGACTCATTTTCTATTCGTATTTATATAATTAAAATATATATTTATTTATACTTATAAAAAATTGATTGTGTATCATAAATATAAATTATTGATAGTGAGAATATAAAGAAATATCTATTAATAATCTATATTATGGAACCTAATATTAACATCACAGACAAAAAAACAAAAGAAACATTATATTTTGATATAGAAAATATGAAATCTTCATTTGCCAATGGGCTTCGCAGAACCATGTTATCAGAAGTTCCAACAATCGGATTTATGACTGAAGATTATATTAATTCATCTCTTCGTGTATTAGCAAATACAGGTTCTTTACATAATGAATTTTTATTACATCGTCTCAGTCTTATTCCAATTCATATTAAAGATCCAATGAGTTATAATCCAGACCATTATGAATTTGAATTAAAAGTAAATAATAATTCGATAAATCCACTAAATGTCACTTCACATGATTTTAAAATCACAAATAAACTCACAAACACAGTCATGAAAACAGATGATTTTTTTCCGAAAAATGAAATTACAGGAGATTATATTTTAATTACACGATTAAAAGCAAATACCAGTGGAGAAACAGGAGAATCCATTCATATTAAAGGCACAGCAGTAAAAGGGACTGGTTCTATAAATGCATTATTTAGTCCTGTTTCTTGTGCTATTTTCACAAATACAATTGACCCAAAAAAATTAGAGACTGCAAAAAAAAATTATCTGGAAAATAATAATAAAGAACACAAATTAACTAAAGATGAAATAAAGGTATTATCACACAAATTTATGATTACAGAAAGTGAACGACATTTTTACACGGATGATAATGACGAACCAAATAGGTTTAGTTTTAAACTTGAATCTATTGGTGTTTATCAACCACATACAATTCTTGTTATGGCTCTTGATTTATTAAAGAAAAAACTAAATGCCTTTGTGTTTGATTTAAATCGTAACATCGAAAATGAAAGTAAAAATGAAACAAATGTAAAAATAGGAAAAACAACTGCTCGTATGGATGCTTATGATATAACTATTAAAAATGAAAATCACACACTTGGTAATCTACTTCAGGATTATCTTCTAACATGGGGGAGCGATATCGTTCAATATGTAGGATATATGAATCCACATCCATTGGAGAATAAGATTATCCTAAGAATAAAAATAAAGACAGACCCAAGCGATACCGACATTATGATAAAAGATAAAATATACGAGGAAATTAAGGATGTTGTTGATAAATTATCAAAAGTAATTGATACTATGCGAGTTAATATTACAAAAGAATTGGGTGGCGATTTAACTAAATAATACTAGAAAAAGACATAAAACAATAACTCATTATATAATATAAAATAAAATGGAAAACGAAAACGTAAAATGTTCTATATGTGATGTATTGGTGTGCAAGTTGTTATATATGTGATAAACCAATATGTGATAAACATCAAATACAGGGTCCTTATTATGATGATAGTGCTGTATGTGCAACATGTGAACATTGTCATTCTTGTGGCGATTCTTGTCAATATTATGTATGATAAATGCAATAAATGTAGAAAATCAACCTGTGTGGTATGTTCATTCGAAAAATGTTGCCCTGAAAATGGCAGGAAAAAAACATTGACAAAACTGGGGTATTATGTAAAAAATATAACAAACAAGATTGAACATTGTAAAGGAAAGAATGAACAATATATAAGAGATATCGTATCATCTCCAATACACATACAAGAGATTGTAACGAAATCATTTAATTTTTTAGGTATAGATCCAGAAGCATTTCCATATGTAAATTATAGAATGGAAAAACATTTTAAACTGTTTGGTAATGATTATTATTCTTATTATCCTCTAGAACAAGACACAAACATATTCAAAAAATCTGAATATCCGTTTAAAGAGCATATTAAAACATACAACCCATCATCATTATACATAGCTAAACTAAATCCTGTTGATAAATATGCAAAGGCTTTAGAACATCAAATGAGTTAATTCAAAAATACATTAAACCAAATCCTTAAATATTATTTTCTATTTAGTTAAATCTGTAAAAATTATATCTCCTACATATTGTATAAAGTAATATGAGTGAGGTTGGATGTTTACGTGATGGACATTTTCAAAATTTAGAAGTGACTGGTGCTTCCGGTCTTTTAGTTAATGGTGTAACCACAACTGAAATTGATGGTGATATGGCTGCACGAACTACAATTAAAAAACATATGTTAGTCAATGATAATGTTGTTAAATATAATATTGTTCTTGATTTATCATCTGGAATAGAAACACCTTCAGCAACTGATGGTGATATTATTGGTCTTGCTGCAGCCGCTTCAACTGTTGTAAATCTCCCTGCTGATTTTAATTTAGTAAGTGGCTCTATGAGAAATAAAACAGCAACTGGAGCCACTTTTGTTGTTAATCTCGTTATGAGTTCTCAAGATAATTCGGTAGAAGATGCCGCTGTAACAGATGAATTTACGTTAATTAATGCCCTAAACGGTAATTCAGCAACAGGAACCTTTACATCATTTACAAGTGTTGATAGTTCCGGTAAAAGAAGATATATGTATTTGACAAATAGTGGAACTGGAAATGCCACCGCATTAACTGCTGGAGTATTTGAAATTAATTTAATTGGACATGTCAATAAAGGTAGTTTACCTGCTGTTCCAAGTTATGGAGGAAGAGTGATGGCTATTGGATATACTGATACTGCTTTTGCTACCGCTGCTGATGGTGAAGCCGGGAATTTTATGCTGTCGCCTGGTACAGCAGTATCTACAGTTGGTGCTCTCATTATACCTAAAAATGCATTTATTTTACATGTATTTGTTAAATCTACAGTTACACTTACAACTGGAGGAGCACCGACATACATCATCGGATTAAATACCACATCTGCCACAGAAGCAACCGGCACAGATATTTTATTTACAAATCCGAGTTTAGCAAACGTGAATACCGGTTTTTTTGTTCTTGGTGGTGTGCAAACTACAAATGCCGGAACACTTGTCACGCCCTTGCTTGCTGCCGTGGGACAAAGTATTGCTACAACACCAGCGGGCGCTGATGCGATTGAAACTAAAACAACAACTGCAAAAACTTATGTCACTTATGGAGTAAATATCGCTGCGAATACAGCAGGAGAAGCAAAGATCATGATTGAATATATTGTTGTTTAAGTTTCTGTTGTTTGATTTGTATCTTCTGTTGTTTCATTTGCAACTTCTGTTGTTTCATTTGTATCTCCAGTTTTTGTTAAAACTTTTTTTAAAAGTTTATTATTAAGTATAAACATTTGTCTTCCTATTGGCATAGTGTCAATAAAAGCACGTGTTTCATCTCTCGACACAATAACATGCTGTCTTAAATAATTACTATGTAATTCATAACAAAGTGGTTTGTAAATATAAGGCATATCTTTATGTTTAATTTGTTTTTTTACAAAACATTTCTGATAATTTGAATATAATTTTTCAATAATTTCCTCTAAATCCACCGAAAAATCATCAAATTCTTTTTTAGCTTCAGGGAAAAAACCCAGGAAATCATTTAATGTTCCATCATGACGCAATTCAAGATAATTTCTTAATAGAGAATTTGTATTTCCTTTTAATTTTTTTATATTTTCCCATTGAGGATTTCTAATTTTACTTCTCATATTTCCCCATTTCAATACATACCCTTGTTCATCTTCATTTAATTGTGTCATTGCCACTTTTGCATCTTCAATAGTATCAAAATAATATGTTAAAGGTACATTCATCATTATCTCACGCTCCATAAAATATTCAACCAAAACATTTAATTTCAAAGGGGTCACTTCAAAATCATTTATACGATTGGCACCAATTAACACTACACGATTTGTTTCTATTTTTTTCACATAACGATTTTCCACATGTTGTAAAACAAAACTATAACATACATCTTTCTCAAAACAATCATATTCAAAATGTTTAGATTCATCAAATAATTCACAAAAATGGCGTTTGCTATACCATCTACATTTAGCACCAATGCAACTTCGCGTACTTATAACCCATCCATCATAATTCTCACATTTACGATAAAATAAATTTATCATTGTCCCATCTAAAAATTCTTCATATTTAATTTCAGTTTCATCTGTCACTTTACCTTTAAATTCATCAAGAGGAACTGATTTAGGAGGCGGAACACAAATGGGTTGGTAGGTTGTATGGTCTAAAATTAAACCTCTGCATTTTCGAACATCTTCATCACTTATATCACAGAAATTACGACTATATTTTAACAAAATTAAATTTAAATTTTTATCAATTTTCACATAAATTCCCTTTTTATTAAAATGCTCTTTAAGAACATTTAATGTGGCGTTTGGAGAAATGGAATCCGGAACAAATTTTAATGTATACATGGTGAACAATAAATTTAGAAACAATTATAATATATATAATATATATTTTCCTTAAACTTAGACAATAAATACTTTTATTGACATGCAGTGTAATCTATGGAAAAAATAAAAGATGACAAAATAAAAAAAAGTATATTATTATCATATAATTAGAACATTCATGGATAATCAAAACGACTCTCATGATATAATTGAAAATGAAAATGTAATGAA